CAACGGCGGCCATGTAGCTGTCGAAAGCGCTACCGAAGTCAACGTACTCGTCGGCACTGTTCGCGGCGCCTCTGACGGCGTTGCACAGGTCTTCAACGTCACTGGTGATGTGTAGCGACGTCTGCAGACTGCCCAGGTACTTAGAAGTGATGAAACCAATGAGCTGAACCATGTCGACTTCCTTGTCGTTGAGCAGGAACCGGTAGTCGCGCCAACTGGACCCACGGTGAAGGATCTCGACATAGCCGTCGACCCTACGACCGAGGGCCCTGTGATCAGCCATGTTGGCGTTGACTTCCAGCTTCTTGAGGTTGGTGGAGACGAAGATAGCACCCGAGCTGAAGTAGACGTTGGACTTGTCTTCGACAGCTGACATGTTGAGATGGAAAGGTGCATCATTCGCCATGCTGATCAAGTCAGCATTCTCTTGAGTGCGGATCTGCTCGTCGAGGTTTTGCCCAAAGTCATCGAGACAGGTCGCGAACTGGCCGTGATAGCCGTCCCAGAACTGTGAGCCGTTGGCCTTGTGGAAAACTGGCTCAACGTGCGAGAACCTGGCGGCTCCTTCCGTGCCGAAGAGGGCTGCAAGAACACCAGCTGAGAGATGCTTGAGCAGCACTGACTTGCCGGTGCCAGGGGGCCCGTTCATGACGATGACAACTGGGCGTGCCCGGGTCTTGGGGGTCTCCACTGCTGCACGAAGCGCCGTTTTGATCTTGATCACAAGTGGCATGATGCGGGAAGATGTGTTGTGCAGGGTAGCGTCACCGAAGAAAGCAGCTCTGTTGACATAGCTCTCTGCATCAGCCACCCACTTGTTGGCGAGGTCCATGAGCTGTGACGAATCACTGAGCTTGGAGATGTTGCTCAGAAGATGCGAGGCGCGGCTGGCAAGCTCGTTGAACTGTTCCTTGAGGGCGTAGCTCGTCATGGGCGTGAGCCTGGAGCCGGTGCCGCTGTAGACAGCCAGATAGAGATAGTCGTAGGCCTCTGTGAAGACCCACTTGAAAAGCTTGACCGCTGCAGCCACTGAAGTGACCACAGTGAGGCCATTGCGGAGGCGCTCCGCCCTCATCTTGTCGAGAACTGGGTTAGGGGCGTTCTCCAGCCCGATGACCGAGTACATGAGGCTGACAAGGCATGACCAAAGTGATTCGACGGGGATGTCC